TCAAGAAGTAGAAGAATTTTATATGTATGACCCAAATGTTGGGTCATCGCAAAATGCTACTTATAGAGTATCAGATGTAAATAACGTAAAGATTGCAAAGGATGCGATTGTATATGTTACATCTGGTCTTGTAGATAGAAATAAGCAAACAGTTCTTTCATTCCTTCACAAAGCAATCAAAGCACTTAATCAATTGAGAATGATTGAGGATAGTCTTGTGATTTATAGACTATCCAGAGCACCAGAACGTAGAATTTTCTATATTGACGTTGGTAATCTTCCTAAGATTAAAGCAGAGCAGTACCTGCGTGACGTTATGAACCGTTATAGAAACAAACTTGTATATGATGCAAGCACTGGTGAGATTAAAGATGATAGAAAGCATATGGCGATGCTTGAGGACTTCTGGTTACCAAGAAGAGAAGGTGGTAGAGGAACTGAAATCACCACACTTCCTGGTGGGCAAAATCTTGGAGAACTTGCTGATATTGAGTATTTCCAAAAGAAACTTTATGATTCTTTAGGTGTTCCACCAACAAGACTTGCTGCGGAAGGTGGATTTAATCTTGGTCGTTCATCAGAAATTTTAAGAGATGAACTTAAATTCACTCGTTTTGTTGGAAGATTGAGAAAAAGATTTTCTCAAATTTTTATTGATTTACTTAAAACTCAATTAATTCTTAAAAATATTGTATCATTAGAAGATTGGGAATCATTATCAGACCACATTCAGTTTGATTATGTTTATGATAATCATTTTTCTGATTTGAAGAAAAATGAATTGATGAATGATAAATTGGGTGTTGTTGCTGCGATGGACCCATATCTTGGTCGTTATTTCTCTGCAGATTATGTAAGAAGAACAATTCTCGGTCAAACTGATAGTGAAATCAAAGAAATTAACGCACAAATGAAGAAAGAAATTAAAGATGGAACTATTCCAGACCCAGCAGCAATGATGAACCCAATGGGTGCTCCAGGTGCTGTTGGTGCTCCACAAGACCCAAATGCACTTGGAACAATGCCCCAAGAACCAGGATTGACCGATAAACAAGCAGGTGTTGAATTAGGGTCTGCTGGGGAATTATAAATATTTTCAGTTAAACTTATTATAACTATGGATGATTTAATGGATATGATTTTAGCTGATGAATCCCCTACGGATATCAGCGATAAGATTAAAGAAATTCTTTTTGCTAAATCAGCAGAAAATGTTAATGCCGTAAGACCAGAAGTTGCCGCAAGTCTCTTTGGTGATGTTGAGGATTGATAAGTGAATGACTTTGGAGTAGGTTCCAAGGAATTATCTGATTTTTTTACTGCAATAAGTGTAGGAAAACAAAAAAGAAAAAAAGAACTTGATGAGACAGTAGGAGATGCTGTTGATGATTTCTTTTCAACGATAAGTACTGGGAAAAAAGTTATTAAAGAAAAGAAAGAATCTCTCGTTGGAGATTCTTTTGATGAACTTTTTTTGTCTCCATTGAAAGAAGAAATTGCTCCAAAGAAAAAGAAAAAAGTACAAAAACAGAAAACTGTAAAGGCATTTGAGAATTGGTTATATTCAGATACACCAACACAACAAGAACAAGTAATTGAAGAATCTTTAGATGAAGTTCTTGAAGTTCTTGAAGACCATAAGGAAGAACTTGAAGAACCCAAAGATGAACTGATTGAAAAATCATTAGGTCTTCTTGCTGAACCAAGTGATGTTAAAGTTCAACAAGACCCATTAACTCCATTAGACCAAAAGTTCGCAACACTTGACGATTTACAGAAACATTATAAACTTTTCCTTTCTCGTATTCAACAACAGATTTCTACAATAGGTGGAGGTGGTGAAACTAATCTGGCATATATGGATATGCCTCTCACTTATGTGACAACATCAACATACACAATCAAACCACAAGACTACTATATTGGCATTAACTATGCGGGAGCAGTTACAATCACTCTACCCACACCAAGGAAGAATGGGAAGACATACATAGTAAAAGACGAACGTGGAGAAGCATCTAAAGGTGCAAACAGACACATTTACATTTATCCATCGGGTTCTGATTTAATTGACGAAGAGGACTACGCAATTTTGGCTTATGATTATGGTTCACTTACTTTTGTTTATAGAAACGGTTGGAGGGTAGTTTAATGTCTCACTTATATAAACCATCACAAGATACTTATACTGGTAATAATAGACTTAAAGTTGCTCCGTTCCAAACAGTATTCTTCAATACCTTCCAGTATGGTAAAGAAACTGATGTTTGGGATGAAAGAATAGTTGGAGTAGGAACTGCAACATTTAATGCAAATGCCAGTAATATTGTAATGCAAGTTGGTTCTACTGCTGGTAGTAAAGTAATTCGTCAAACCAAGAATGTGATGAGATACATTCCTGGTAGAGGTACAACTCTTGCATTTTCAATTCGTTTAGAACAACCACAAGTCGGTATTCGCAGAAGATTTGGATTGTTTGATGATAATAATGGTATTTTCTTTGAGGATAATGGAGGAACATATTCTTATGTAGTTCGCAGTAGTGTAACTGGAATTACCACAGAAACAAGAGTATACAGAGATAATTGGAATGGTGACAAGTTTGATGGTAATGGATACTCTGGAGTAACTGCAGACTCAACAAAACAACAGATGATTTCTATCAATTATGAATGGTATGGTGCAGGTATAGTTCAATTTGCTTGGTTGATGAAGAATGAGACTGTTGCATCTCATACTTTTGAGAACTCAAATACCAATCCAGGAGTTTGGTGTTCTACTCCATTCTTACCAATTCGTTGTGAGATAGAAAATGTAACTGGTGTTGCAGGAACTCATTATCTTTATCAGGGTTCTAATTCTCTGATTCAGGAAGGAGAACCAGAAAAACTTGGAACTCTTGAAAGTATATCAAATCCCATCACAGGGACAACGATGGCATCTGCAAATACATTCTATCCGATTATAAGTCTTCGTCTAAAGTCTAATAATTTAGGTGCGGTGATGCTTTTGAGATCATTACAAGCAGCAACGGATGATAATACAAATGTCTATTGGGAACTTATTGAAAATGCAACAAATACAGGTGGAACTTGGGTAAATCATCCAGATCCAAACTCCTTTATGCAATATAATATTACTGAATCTGCAACCACAGGTGGAAATACTCTTTTGAGTGGTTTTGTAATTAATGGTAGTGGTGCGTTAGTTGATCTTGATGTTAGAGCAGCACTTCAGTTAGGTAGAAGTGGCATTGGAACAATTAGTGATACTTATACTCTTGCTTGTGCAAGTCCCAATGCTAACAAAGCAGCACTTGCAGTATTGAATTGGATTGAACAGAGATAGTAAATACTAAATAACTAATATAGTCTAATTATTACAATGTCCGTATATAAGATTGTACAAAAGATTACACCATTGACAATGACTGGTGTGGCAGTAACTAGCAACCCAATTGCTTTGAGGTCTGGTTTTTTGAGAATTGTTCCAGAACAAGATGCTTATGTTGAGGTTGCTCCAACTCCAACGATTAGTACTACTACAAATGCTAGTATTTTTGTTAAAGCTGGAACTGAACTTATACTAAGAGATACACCAATCACACAAACTATTGTTGGTGTTACTACTGGTACTACTACTATTGTAACTTTACCAGAAGGTACTTTCTCTGATTTTTCTGCTGGTGATATTGTTGAACTTACTGGTGTTGTTCCATCAGGTATCAACACAACAGCAGCAACTGTTGCTTCAGTAAACGCAACAAACAGTGCAGGAACAGGTGGATTTAATAGAGTCATCACTCTTACTTGGAATACTTCAAGTCAAGGTCCAGTAACTACTCCTACTGGTGTTTTGAGAAGAACAACAAAAGTTGCTGCTTATGGAGCAAGTGGAAAACTCCACATCACAGAAATTCAAATCGCAGGTGGTTAATCCAATGAAACTTATCACAGAAGAAATCGAAAAGGTTAAAGTTATTGTTGAAGAAACCAACGGTAAAAAGTCTCTTTTTATTGAAGGTATTTTTCTTCAAGCAAACAAACCAAACAGAAACAAGCGTCTCTATGAAATGAGAACTCTTGAAAGAGAAGTCAAAAGATATAATGAAAATTATATTCAAAAAGGTCGTGCTCTTGGAGAACTAGGTCACCCTGATGGCCCTTCTTTGAATCTTGATAGAGTTTCTCATAAAATTGTTTGTTTAGAGAGAGTTGGAGATAATTTCGAAGGAAGAGCAAAAATTCTTTCCACTCCTATGGGAAAAATTGCGGAATCTCTTCTAGGTGAAGGTGTAATGCTAGGAGTTTCTTCTCGTGGTGTTGGTTCATTAATTCCAACACACGAAGGATACTCTGTAGTTGGTGAAGACTTTATGCTTGCGACTGCTGCTGATATTGTTGCTGACCCTTCTGCTCCTGATGCTTTTGTGAATGGAATTATGGAAGGAAAAGAGTGGTGTTGGGAAGGTGGAATTCTCCGTGAAAGAGCCGCAGAAGCAGCAAAGAGAAAAATAAACACATTAGTAGACCAAAAACGTTTGGAAGAACAGAAAGTTGATCTGTTCCAAAACTTTTTATCAAATCTTTAAATTATAAA